TTGGGTGCCAAGTTCAGAAGTCAGTCCACAGCGCCAGTGTGTTGATATAGTTGAATCAGCTGTTGCAGAGTGGTTTTTCTATGGGCGAGAGAGATTTGAGAAAGAAAAGCTCTATCTACAGGATCTTGTAAAGCGTGCCAATTTGGAGTGTTATGTGAAGGAGACCACTTTTCCAACTTGGGATACGTTAAAGATTCGTTTTTGTGAAGCTTCAACTGATTACCTCAGGAGTGAACCCGAGACAACAATTCGTTTATTGGGTAAGAGCTCCTGGAGTGATCCTACGCAGGTGGTCTAGACCACCTATTCGGGTGTTAGTTGTCATGTCCGATTTGAAACCAAAAGATAACATGTGGGGGTAGTTACTGTTCACCTTTTCTTGAGTTGACAGTGTATACTGTGTGAAAGAATGGATCCCCATGATTAGTCCCGCCTGTGCGTTCCACGAAGTCCTTATTTAAGGAAGATCCCGGCTGGAGATCAAAACTGTTGACTATATCGCGAGTACATAGGTGTAGCACGCGATGAATGACCCCACCTAACAATCAATTTCAGTCACAGGTTTGTGGATGTACCTATCAAACATCCAAGTATTCTGATTTGCAAGTGCAATCAGATTTAGCCGATGGGGCGACCGCTATTGTCAGTCAACAGAATGTCAAATTTTCTGATGCAGGCATGGGCGAAACCCTATCGGCCCCTGGTATTTCCTTCCGTCCAGATTGTGATACAGGTTCAAAATTGGGAGACTTTTTGTCTCGTCCAGTTGCGATTTCCAGTTTCTCATGGGCAGAGGGGAGTACCACCGCTGTGCAATTACAGTTCAATCCCTGGGAGCTATATTTTAACAATGCGCTAATCAAGAACAAGATCAGTAATTTTGCGCGGTTGAGATGTAAGCTTCGGCTTAAGTTTGTTGTCAATGCTTCCCCTTTTTACTTTGGTGCTATGCGTGTTTGCTACACACCAATTAGTAATAGCAGTCTTGATGCTTATGAGTCTGCGGGCGCGCAGATTAAGTTATCACAGTTGCCAGGAGGCTACATTTATCCAGCTGATATGACAAGTTTTGAGATGGAGTTGCCTTTTTTGTGGCCTCATGCTTGGCTTGAAGTTGGTACACTGTCTGAATTTACCGCCATGGGACGTGTTCAGTATATTTTGTACTCCAAACTGCGCAGTGCCAATGGTTCCACTTCTACCAACGTTAATATCACATGTTATGCGTGGGCCGAAGATATTGAGCTTGCAGGTTTGACCAGTGGACTTGCTTTGCAGTCTGATGAGTATGAGCAAGAAGGTAAGATTTCTGGCCCTGCGACAGCTGTTGCAAATGTAGCTGGAATGTTATCTAATGCTCCTGTGATAGGTCCTTTGGCAATGGCCACCCAAGTCGGTGCTCAAGCTGTTTCCAGTATCGCTTCACTTTTTGGGTTTTCTAATCCTCCAGTGATATCTGATGTACAAGCTTACCAGCCAAAGTCTTTCCATGCCTTTGCGAATGTGGAGACGAGTCTCCCGCTTGACAAATTGAGTGTCGATCCTAAGAATGAAGTCACTATTGATCGAGAAGTTGTGGGTGCTAACCCTGATGATGAATTAGTTTTGACCAATTTCTGTGGAAAGAAATCTTTTGTTTTCGGAACACTTTGGACCGATGCATATGCGCCAGGTACACAGTTGATGCGCATTCCTGTCACTCCCAACAACTGGCAATCAGTCGCGGCAACAGGGCAGGGCTATATCAATGAAACCCCCGCATCTCATGCAACTAAATTGTTTCGCTACTGGCGTGGTTCCATGGTCTACACATTGAAATTTGTGAAGTCGAGGTACCATACTGGTCGTGTTCAAGTGTCGTGGGATCCCCAGGGTGTGCCAGGATCAAATTCTGAAACCACAACAATGACTCGTATCATCGATCTCCAGGTTGAGACTGAAGTTGAGTTGTCTATTCCTTTTAAGGGTGTCGACCCATGGTTGTCAACCCAGAATGGTACAGATAACTGGACCAATTCCACCTCAGGAACGATCACGTATGATAAGAATGCCCACAATGGTGTCATTAAGGTCACAGTGTTGAATGAGCTTACAGGTCCAGCTGCTTCCCAGGAACTGGATATGTTGTTGTTTGTTCACGCAGGATCTGATTTCAGAATGGCTGTTCCCAACGAGTTGCCGTCTTATACCAGTCTTGATGTCCAGCTGCTTCCCAGGAACTGGATATGTTGTTGTTTGTTCACGCAGGATCTGATTTCAGAATGGCTGTTCCCAACGAGTTGCCGTC